CGTTGTTGCATTTCAGCCTGTTTAAGCTGCATGTCTGCCTGATCTTTAGCCGCTTTACGCTGTACTTCTTGCTGTTTGACCTGCATTTCAGCCTGTTTAAGCTGCAAGATCGGGTCTTGAGCCTGTTGTTGCGCTTGCTGCTGTGCTTGCTGCTGCTGATGAGCCTGTGTAAGCTGCTTGCCTGCGTCGGCAACCAAGCGTGACAACTGTACTTCCTCCTCTTCTTGTAGCTCCTCGTCCGGTTTTGGTAGCGGGGCGCCCAGTTTCTCTTCGATCTGCTGACGGTACTGGAACCCAAGGTGTTCTGCCAAGTGTGCCTGTAGAGCCGCCATGATCTGCTTGGCTTGCGGGTTTTGCCCAATCATCTGTGCAACCATCGGGTCCTGCATAAACGACTGGTGAGCCGCGATATGCGCTTGGTGGTCCTGATAGATAAACGCCTTGAGTGGAGAACCTTTTAGAGCGTCCATGTTCTCGCTCACTGGGTCCTTCGGCTTAGCATCTTCTGTGATTGGCACCAACTTGTCCGCGTTCTTGATGCCCAACACGTCAATCATTTGACGGTGTAGCTGCGGCAAGTCATAAATCTGGGGGGCTTGCTGTGCCATCTGCAGTACAGCTTGGTACTGAACCACACGTTGCGCCATAGTTGACGAGTTGGGGTCACTTACAGGAATCACATCCACCAGCATATAGTCTGCACGGCGTGCGCTAACTTCCCCACGATGCGGTTGGTAGGCATATTCCGCAGGAGCGTGCTCAGCTATAATAGCTTTGAGCAACTTAAACTCCTGCTTCATGGAATAGTGGACTCTTGATTGCACCGCAGCCATAGGCTTTAAGGTACGTTCTAGTAATGCAAGAGTCGTGCCAACTGGCGCATTTGCAGACATGTCTGAGATGTTCATGTCCGAGATAGCGCCTAGCCTACGTCCTTCCTGTGTAATCTGATTCAGTAAGGCGAGAAGGGTCTGGCTAGGTTCCTTGTACGGTAGCGGCATGATGTTATCACGAATGCTACCTGACGGTACGTCTACGTCTTTCCATTCACCGGGTTCAATCGGCGTATCATCACCCTTGATACGGAGTCCTCTGGACTTCAGCCCTCCCGGGAGGTTGGAGAGCGTACCAGCATCAACAAGCTGACGTATCAAGGATGTGCCCGCCTTTGCATATCCACCGATGATATGAATTAGGCCGAGGCCGTAAAAGCCAAATCCGGGCACGTACGGGTAATGGACGAAGTGCTGTCTCTTTAGTGCTAGTGGATCGCTCTCTTCGTAGTTTCTACGGATCGCTAGCACCTCGCCCGACCCACGCTCAATGGTAACTACATAAGGCTTTGCGATGTCATCTTCATCATCAATACCATCAATAACCAATTCAGCGTGGATTTCGTACACAAAGTAGCGGTTGTCATCGGTTAGCGAGAACCCATTTTCTTCCGCTTTCTTCTCCTCGATGTCGCTGTGGAACTGCTGTGGTTCACCCAAGTCTACCTCACGGTAGAACCCTGCGGCCTGCAGCTTACGCAATTCGTTCTTTGTCTTACGCATACAGTGCGTAACACGTTCTGCTGTCTCTATGTTAGACGCACCATATGGCACAATGACGTCTTCAGCAGGGATATAGATAGCCACCTGCCGCCCCATGTTGGGGTCATAGTACACCTTCTTAAACGCTGACCCAGCCAACCCAAGGCTGTACAGCATCCGTTCATGCTCTGAGCGGTACTCTACCATACGCTCAGTCAACTCGTAGTTCATGTCCGCTTTTACGCGCTGTGCGGCCTCAGTCTTCTCCTTAGTCTCTTCACCAAGGACTTTGACCTTTACTGGCCCCGCAGCGGGGAATGTCTCTGACATGGCTTCGGCTTGGAACCGAATAGCTGCTTCTGCTAACACGTTAGAGTAAACACCACACGCGCCTTCCCACGGGTCTGCACGTTCTTCGTACTTGAATCCAAGCACATCCAAGCCTTTGACGTAGGCATCTGTCCATTCTTGGCGGCTCTGTACGTCAGCTTCGATCAACCCAGTCAAATCACTGGATAAGATATTTAATTGCGTATCATCGAGCATTTCCGCAAGATTCGCATCAAAATCGGCAAGATTAGCTATATTAGCGTCAGGGATCAGTGTGATCTCCATAGAGCCGTCAGACAAGGTAACCGCTTCAGGGTCTACGACCTCGATTTCAAGATCAATGTCCTGATCTTCCATGTCTTCCATTTCGTCTAGCCCATCAGGAGCCGCGTATAATCCTTTTTCGATAGCCATAGCTTACCTCTTAATAATACCCACCGCGTTTTCCTTTGAAGAAACGTGGTTCATCTGGCTCGTCAGTAGGAAGACGAATAAAGCCCCCTTGCCTAAATCGCATAAGGGCCATGACAGTCGCGTCTACTAAGTCATCATGACTCATAAACGGGAATCCAGCAACCTCTTCCACTACTTCTTCAGCCCAACGAGTTTCTGGAACCCAGACCATACCCGACGCAACGATGTCTGCAACGGAGTTAAGACGCGCTGTTTTATCACCTGTGCCCCTGTGAGGAGTGAACTCTTGCACTGGGAGGCCCATCCGCCGCATTTCTTGATATAACGCTGTGCCTGCACTTTTCTTCTCCACGATAAACGAATCAGGCTCCCAGTCGGAGTATTCTTCCATCGCTCGGTCTTTAAGCTCTGGGAACTCCATACGCTCTTTTATGCTATTTAGCAATATAATATTGTACGCGTTGGTCTCTTCTTCCATGAAAACACCCCACGTGGTAAGAGCTGTAAAGTCTGCACGGTTATGCTTCTCGGCTGCGGCGTCAAGCGACATGATAATATATTCACAGGGCGGTGGAACGTCTTTTTTCCACACCTGCCACCACTCACGCTTGATTATGGCGGCTTCCTCGGCTGTGGGCTGCTGTTGATACTGCGCATTCCACTGGAACACAGGCATAGAAGCCTTTGTTCTTTCTAGCGCTTTCATGTCAAAGAACTCAGGCCAGAGAGGTTTCTCTATCTGCTTACCCGTCTTCTTATTAGGTATCGTTAAAATAGCTGGAAATTCTACAACTTCGTACTGGTCAGCCAGATCATTCTGTGCCATATCTCTGGTTACGCGCCCTGTCAAATCATCCAGATGCCAACGGGTCTGAATGATGGCTACTCTTCCGCCCGGCATGAGGCGCGTACGAGCACCAAATGTGAACCACTCGTAAGCCTTCTCAAACACATCAAAGTTGCCGTTAATCACGTCCTGTTCTGAGTGCGGGTCGTCTACAAGCAACAGGTCAGCACCACGACCAGCTAGGGCTGACCCGATACCACACGCATAGTATTCACCTCCAACGTTGGTGTTCCAGCGTCCTGCTGACTTACTATCCTGTGCCAGTGCAGTGGTAGGAAATATCGCACGGTAATCATCCGTAGCAATTAAGTTACGCACTTTACGACCAAAATCCACCGCTAGATCGGTGGTGTGAGACACCATCATGACCTTTTTTGTGGGGTTCCGCCCCAAGAACCATGCAGGGAACATGATAGACACTAGCTGGGATTTACCGTGGCGGGGCGGAATATTGACGCAAATACGGTCTTTGTCACCACGCTCAATCGCCATCAACATATCAGCGAGAATCCTATGGTGCTTCCCGACAATGTAGTCAGGCTGCATGTATTTGCAAAACTCTATCAGGTCGTCATACGCACGCTTTGTGGTTCCACGTTTAGCTAGCTCGTCCACCATGCGGTCAATCTCAGCGACCTCTTCATCACTAAACATATCCAGATTAGCGAGCATTGTCTCGATTTCGGCTTCTGTGAAATCAAGTTGCTTATTCATCGGCACCCAACTCCGCATCTACATCGACTTCGGCGTCGATAATTACACCTTCTTCAACCTCTTGTGGTGGATTTACTAACTTTGTCAGCTTTTCACGCAGCTTTTCTTTGAGGTCGTCGGTGGTTTGGTGTGTAATTGTGACTTCAGACTTCTCAGTGAACAACCCTACGTCGGAAAGCTTGCCCAGCAGCTCTAGTGCACGCATTCTAACCCTCGGATCGGGGTTTTCGCTCTCAATAACCAGCTTATTGGTAACTAGATGACGTAGCTGCAAAGCCGAATCCACTACGGAGTGGTTAAATTCCTTAACAATGCCTGCCGCCATTTGGATTGACGCAGGGGTCAGGGTCGCCGCACGCTTTGTGGTCACCATTTTCTGTGTTTTTTCGGGGTCTTGGGCATGTGCGTCGAGTAATGTAGCAGCTACATCCTCGTCTTCTGCAGTGGGGGTGGTGTCCAGCCCATGCTTTTCAAGCTCTTCCACGGTTTTAGCAAGCGCTTCGAGGCGATCAGGCAGCTCAATACGCTTTTGCTCATCTTCTACGGGTATACCGATTTCAGGTTCAACTTGAAGTGTCATGTTTTCGCAGGTTTTTAGGCCGAATATGCTGGTAACATAATACATATATAATTTTTTATCAACTAGAGACGTTTGGGTCCCATAAGGGGGGCCTTCCTGTGTAGAGGGGGTGTGGGGTGGTGAAATGAAAAAATTGGTCATTATTCGTGTAAATTAAACATGTATAGGAATGCGTGGAGTCCCAAGTAGCTAAGCGGGGGGTGGGGGTAGGGTATGCTTAGCAGATAGCGTATACTGTCAAGCGCTGACATATAATGCCATAACATGTTAGATAGTGGCAGGATTCACCTTGTTAGGGAATCCCTAACATGTCATTAATTGGTTATCGGCAAGCAAATAAGACCGATACTAACCTATGTCATGAAAGGATATTCCAATGACAAACTCTATCTTCAATGAAACACTAATCAATGCTCACGTTGCCTACGGCAAAGCTAACACCGCGTTCGAACGCAATGCTACCAAGTTTTTCGATACGCTCGATAGCGAAGGTATCCCTTGGACGCATTACGTATCGCCTAAAACCGAAGGCACCGCGTCAAACGAATGGTTCGACGCTGCCAAAGAAAACTTGGCGATTGGTCGCTTAACCAAGGCAGAATACAAATTGTACACTGCCGACACTCGCAGCCTGAATGAGGCGCAGAGAAAAGCCAAACGCGATTTGGTGCAGAAAGTTGGATCGCTTATGAAAGACGTCAAGAACGCTCTCAAGCGTCGTCAAGAACCTAAGCCAACGTCCAACGCCAAAGGCAAGGCACGTGCACCAAAGGCACCGTCGGAAAAGTTGAACGCTCAATTCGAGAGCATTGTCAAAACTATCCAAGGCAATGACGATTGGAAGTTTGACGCTGCCGACATGATCGCCGCGATCCAAAAACTTGCTAAACAAGTTTAATCACCAACCGGTGTTAGGGAATGTCCCTAACACCACCAACCAAAGAAAGAATGACAATGAAACATATTATCCACCCAACTATCCAACTAATCGCAAAATGGCCTGACGATAAATTCGAACGGTTCAAACCTTACCTACGCCGCGAACTGAAAGGTGAACACTACTCGGCACTAATCAACATGCGCACCGCGCTGAAACAAGAGCACCAAATAAACATGGCGCATGTCAACTTCACTCTCGCAGAGTGGCTAGGCTACGAAGACAACGACATCGACGAATGGTCGTAACACATTACCCCGAGGCTTTATGCTTCGGGGTTTTGATGCCAGTTATTAGAGTAGCTTCGCGCGTCACCACAAAACAAAACACACCGATGCCAGTTATTAGAGTAGCTTCGCGCGGCATGTTAGGGAGTTTCCCTAACATTGTAATGTTCGTTTTGAATGTTCGCTTTATTATCAATGACTTAACCCGTTTTGATGCCAGTTATTAGAGTAGCTTCGCGCCCTAACGCATTGAAAACAAAAGAATGTTCCAAATGTTCGCAAATTTTTTGTAATGTTCCGTAACTGTGGAACATTTGAGTTTGGTGCAGTCTAATGCACAAACGTGTGCAAACGTGTGTTTTGGTGACAAAAAGTTTGTCATTAGATGTTAGCAGATACCATTTCCTACAACTTACTTATAATGTAGTTAAAAAAAAAAAAAGAAGGTCTACGTACGCGAGGCTGTGACCCCCCTCCTCGCACATGTCCACGTCGCACCCTAGCCTGTATTTTCAGTAATAAATCGCTAAGTTCGAACATTCCAATAATATCAAGCACTTGCAGCTTCACGTGTTAGAACATTTCAGTACATTTCAGTACATTACACCAAACACCACCATTTGATAAAACTTGACAATAGAACGTACATATGATATAGTATAGGTACAGCTTGATAGTTTGACTGTCTCGCCTGTAACTTCACCACTTGTTAGGGACTTTCCCTAACACTCACCACCAACCAACCAAACGAGGTTCTTATGACTACATCAGTTCTGACACCACAACAGATCGCAACGTACCACCGCAAGTACGGCGCACCCATCAAATACCGCACAGGCTATCGTGCGCTCAGCCAATCACAAACACAGCAACTGCAGCGCGACACCGAACAGCCACGCACACTGTATCACAACCTACACAAGTCTAACCCACATGTGTGCAAGCGTTGGGGGGACATGTAATGACTACACATAACAAGTCATGTGAATGCGAGAATTGCGGCGAGTTGTTCCCGCTTAAGCGCAGACTGCTCGGCTACAACGTATGCCTCAACTGTGGTGACCTCGTAGCAGCAAAACAGCGTGCATCATGGTGCGTGGCACCAATAGCCCACAAACAGG